GGAAGGGCCATACCTGTTAAACTGTGAAGTTCACGAGGGGCTCTTGGGGTTCGTTCCGAAGAACGCAAAGACGGAGCGCGCGATTGTCGTAGAGCCGTGGTTAAATTCCATGGTACAACTCGGCATCGGCGGAATTTTAGACTCTGTCCTGAAGCGGTCTGGTATCGACATCCACGACCAAACGCGTAATCAGCGTTTGGCACGGGAAGGGTCGATTACGGGGGCTTAAGCAACCCTCGACCTAACCAGTGCGTCCGACCTAATAGCATGGGTTTTAGTAATGGCCCTGCTACCCCTGGACTGGTTCTGCCTCCTTTCTATGGCACGGACAGGGAAATTTAGTTATAAAGGAAGGACGTTTGTATCCGAGAAGTTTTCATCGATGGGGAACGGATTTACGTTCCCGCTAGAGACCCTGATCTTTTGGGCTCTAACGCGCGCTGTTTGCGGGTCAACCGCAACAGTTAGTGCGTACGGTGACGACATAATATGCCCAAGTGATCGGGCAGAGGACGTCATTGCCGTGCTGACGGAGGTTGGTTTCTCCGTGAACTTAGAGAAGTCTTTTTGGAATGGGCCCTTTCGCGAAAGCTGTGGGTCCGACTGACTATCGGGAATCGATGTGCGCCCTCTTTTCATTAAGGGGGCCATCTCCGGGCACGACGTTATGCGATTGCACAACTTTTACGTGCAATCGGGTCAGTACGATATGGCTGAGGCGGTGTTATGCTTCGTGCCAGATCACCTGTTCTTATTAGGTCCCGATGGGTATGGTGACGGTCATTTGATCACCGCTCCGGGGTACGTGCTCGACGAATGGCCGCGCGTTAGGAAGTTACACCACCTACGCAAAGGCTATGATGGTTGCGTTTTCGACACCTGGGTTTATAACAAAAGGTCCTTGGAAACAAAGACCTCAGGTGATCGCATCCTCCCGTTCTACACGATCTACCTCCGAGAGGAGCTGACCGATGTGGAGCGGCGTGACGAAGATCACGACGCGAAGGTGAGGGCCTGGTTGATTAATCAGGACCCTGATAACTGCCCTAGCTTTTTCGAAACACTGGGCACGCGATTTGTGGATGGAGTCCCGGTGAATTACTTACCGGGTACTGACGGA